GTTGTATTACAAATTAGCACAGTCAAGTGATGACAGAAACTATATGTTTTCAAATTACACAAATAGTAATCTTAATCAAGGTGGTTTTTATGGTTGGGGTTCTGGTGTTCACAATAATTATGCTTGGATAGCAAGTACAGGCGATAGTGTTTCAACAGTAGCTTTTTACGTTAGATAATAATGCCTAGAAAAAAGATAACTCCAAAAGAGTATAGCGAAGTCGCTACTGGAGTTAGACTTTCTAGCCATGAGAAACTTTGTGCTGAACGCATGAATAACATCTTGAAAACTTTAGAAGAAATGAAACGAGAAGTTAAGTCGTTAAGACAAGATGTTTCTATGGGTAAGGGTGGACTTAAAGTTATCCTTGCTATTGGGACACTTATAGTTGGAATTATAGGGTTCTTTCAGTTTAAGTGAAATTTATATTAGCTTTTAGTATTTGCTCTGCAATTACTGGATTTTGTAATAACACAGCAACACTACCTACTGAATTTAATTCATGGTCAGAATGTGTGGGTGCAGGTGGAAAATTAATTCAAAACTTTTCAGTAGAAATGAATGACACTATTGAAAGAGACAAACTTTACATGAACTATTTTTGCAATGAAATTAAAAAGGAGACAATATGATAATATATGGTTACACACCAAAAACTTGGTTAAACAAAATAAAAATATACTGGACTAATACAGATAAAAAACTTTTTGCATTATTTGTAGCATGGTCAGTTGTTTTATGGGTAATGTAACATGTGGTTTGCATTATTAAAAAACCCTCTTACTAAAATTATAGCAGAAAAAACATTTGGTGCTATTTCTCACAAGTTACAAAAAGATAAAATTGTAAGAGAAAAAGAATTAGATGCAGTATCACAAATTTCAATAGAACAAATTAAACAACAAGAACATTCGTGGAAAGATGAGTGGTTGGTAGTTTTCTTTACACTATTAATGGCTTGTCATTTTATTCCATATACACAAGACACAATGGAACGTGGGTGGCAAATATTACAAAATGCTGACCCTATGTTCTGGTACATAATACTAACAATCGTAGGAGCATCATTTGGTGTTACTACAATGAATAAACTTAAAAAGAAATAATGGATAAGTTTGTTTATTCACTACTTGGTTGGATAGATGAACGTATGAATTTTTTAAATAAGATTGTAGATGATGTCTACACTTTTGATTTTCCTAATTGCAAACGAAAGAAAAAACATGAAAATAAACGAAAACACTAGCGTATCAATGCCAGTTAAAAACATGATTGGTATAGTTATAGGAGTAGCAATGGGTGTATTTGCATACACAGAAGTTACAGCTAGACTTACTTCGTTAGAGACTTCAAGAGAATTGTTTGAAAACGATTTATTAAAGAAAAGTTTGCAAGTACCTACAGACCAAGAACAGTTCATGCTTATTGAGCAGTTATACAGTGACGTAGAAAAATTGACTGCAACTCAAGAACAAAACATGACTAATAAAGTCAATATAGAATTTCTTAAATCACAATTAGAAAAAGCATTGTTAGATATTGAACACTTAAAAGAAAAAGTAAGAGCAAACGGAAATGGAGGACACTAATGTTTGAAACTGTTGTTGCTTTACTTATGATTGTTAATGGTGAAATCAAAGAACACAGAATACAACCATCTATGTCTGTGTGTTTAAAAGGTAAAAGAATTGCAGAACGTAATGGCGGTAACATAGACCATCAATGCGTTAAATCTCAAGCAGAGCTTGAAACTAATATAGACGGAAGTAAATCAATTAAAAAATTAATACTTCAATAATGGCTAGAAAATTTAAAGATTTTGTTGTTAGAGAGAAACCAAAGAAAAGAGTACGAACACACAAGAAAAGGTTAAACAAAGATGAAAAACGAGACCATAAAAAATACAACCGACAAGGAAGACCCCAATAATTTAGAAACAGTCTTAAAAGAGTTACCACAACTATTGGTAAACCATGCTTATAAGAAATTAAAATCTGGGGAAGATTTAACAGCTTCAGAAATGAAAGTATGTTTAGAAGTTTGTAAAACATACAGTAAAGAACCTTTGGCTAAAAAAGAAGATAACATTTTAGACGAAGTACCATTTGATGATGGATAAACGATTAAAGAATTTTAAAAATTTTTTGTATTTGTGTTGGAAGCACTTAAACCTGCCTAACCCCACGCCTATACAATTCGATATTGCAGATTACTTACAGTCAAACGAAAAGAGACTTGTAATAGAAGCATTTAGAGGCGTAGGTAAGTCTTGGATTACCTCTGCTTTTGTCTGTCATCAATTACTTCTTAATCCACAAAAAAATATTTTAGTAGTATCTGCTAGTAAAACTAGAGCAGATGACTTCAGTACCTTTACACAAAGGTTAATTGGAGAGATGCCACTATTACAACACTTGATACCTAGAGATAATCAAAGACATTCTAAAGTATCATTTGATGTAGCACCTGCTACAGCCAGTCATGCACCATCAGTTAAATCTATGGGTATCACAGGACAGTTAACAGGTAGTAGAGCAGACATTATCATTGCTGATGACGTTGAGAGTGCTAATAACTCCCAAACGCAGTTAATGAGAGATAGATTAGGTGAGACTGTAAAAGAATTTGATGCAATCATTAAACCTAACACTGGAAGAATTATATTTTTAGGAACTCCACAAAATGAGATGTCATTATACAACTCATTAGAAGAGAGAGGATTTAAGACAAAGATATGGACTGCACTTGTACCTAATCCTACACAAAAGATTAGTTATGGTCACAAACTTGCAGACATAATACAAGGTAACGAAGGAGACCCCACAGACCCCAAAAGGTTTGATGCGGTAGACCTTATGGAAAGACTATCTTCGTATGGTCGTTCTGGTTTTAACTTACAATTTATGTTGGACACAAGTTTGTCTGATGCAAATAGATACCCTCTAAAGTTAAACGATTTGATTGTAGCTTCAGGTTGTTCTACATGGAAAGATGCACCTGCAAAGATACAATGGGCATCATCACCAGAACAAATGAAAGCTATAGACCCTGACATTCCCAATGTGGGACTTAAAGGTGATTATTTTGTAGCTCCTATGATGATGAGTGAAGAATTTACAGCATTCGAAGGCACAGTAATGTCTATTGACCCTAGTGGTCGTGGAGAAGACAAAACAGCGTATGCGGTGCTTAAAATGCTTCATGGAGTGCTTTATCTGACCTCTGTAGGCTCACTAGAAGGTGGTTATTCAGAAACTACTATGGCAAGACTGTCTAACATTGCGAAGAAACATGATGTGAACTATGTGGTCATTGAGAGTAACTTTGGTGATGGTATGGCAACCCAGTTGTTAAAACCTGTCATGGCAAAGATACACCCATGTGAGATAGAAGAAGTTAGACATAATACACAAAAAGAAAAGCGTATTATAGATACACTAGAGCCTTTAATGAACTCACACAGGTTAGTTGTAGATGACTTACTAATACACGAAGATTTTAAGAACGAACCTGACCATCAGTTGTTTAGACAAATGACAAGACTGACTAGAGACAAAGGTTCATTAAGACATGATGATGCTATTGATGCTTTAGCTATGGCGGCGAAGTATTGGGTAGACAGAATAGATAGAGACCAAACATTATCTTATAATCAACACAAAGAAGAATTGTTAGACCAAGAATTAGAAAAATTTATGGAAAACAATATCGGAAGGAAACAAAGTAAAGACAGATGGATATAGAACAAACAAAAGAAGCCGTTAAAAAAGAAGAAGGCTATAGATTAGAAACATATCGTTGTACAGAAGGACATCTTACAGGTGGCTATGGTCACAAGATGTTAAAAGGAGAGACAGCTCCTACAGACCACGCAGGTTGGTTAGTATTATTTGAAAGAGACTTTGCTAGAGCTGTAACTGGTGCTGATGATTTACTGATGTTATGTCCTGATATTAACGACAGTGCAAGGAACATTGTGGTTGAGATGGTGTACCAAATGGGTGCTTATGGGGTATCTAAGTTTAAGGGTATGCTTAAAGCATTACAAGATGGGGACTATAAGACAGCCAGTGTGGAAATGTTAGATAGCAGATGGGCTAAACAAACGCCTAATCGTGCTAATCGAATGGCAGAACGCATGGCGAATATTTCATAGAAAATTATGAGGGGGTATTCGTATATACGAG